GAGCTCATGGAAAACCGCTTTGTCAATTTCCTGGAAAAGCTGACTGGGATTGAAGGATTGATCACGGACCACACGTTAAACGGGGGCGGATTGCACCAAATCCTTCGGGGGGGCAAACTCGATATTCACGCCGATTATAACTATCACCCCATCACCCAACTCGACCGAAGGTTGAACGTTTTAGTATACTTAAACGAAAATTGGCATCCAGGTTGGGGCGGTAATCTTGAATTATGGAATAAAGACATGAGCTCTTGCGAGAAATCCATTGAGCCATTCTTTAATCGAGTTGTCATATTCAGTACAAATGACGACAGTTTTCATGGACATCCTGATCCGCTTGAGTGTCCTGAAACGGAATCTCGGAAGTCAATTGCACTTTACTACTATACAAATGGACGTCCTGAATCTGAACGTTCGGCGCCTCATTCAACATTGTTTAAAAGACGCCCTTGCGATCCAGTCATTCCGGAATATGAGGACCTAAGAAAACAACGCGCCGTGAGACGAGTAAAGGACGATAGTTTATGATTCAAGCTTTACCAGATAATAATGATAAACAAATTTTAGATAAACATATTCAATATGATCCCGATATTAGTTTTGTCGTGTCGTCAAAAGACGGAGTCATTCATTACGACATCTCGGCGCCCGGTACTATTTCACAACTTTTGTTGATGCAAAAGATTTTGGCAATTGAGATCGACAGACTCATCATGGGCCATTTAGCAAAAACTAAATAAAATACTAAATAAGTCATATAATTATATTCATAACCTAAATCAAGGATGAGAGAGAGGTTGTGTGTTAGACAGACACTGGATCAGTAATCATTATATAAAAGGAAATGGGATTGAAATTGGTGCGCATCATTTTCCATTTCCATTAAATAAGCAAGTCACAAAAACAACTTATATCGACAAATGGAGTAAGCCGGAATTAATAAAATTATTTCCTGAGATTCAAAATAAAAAGACAATTCCTGAAACCCAACTCATTGAGAACGGCGAGACTCTAAAATCGATTCCAAATGAGTCCCAAGATTTCGTTTTGGCGTCTCATGTGTTTGAGCACTTTGAGTCCCCTTACACTGGACTTGAAAATCATCTTAGAGTTTTAAAAAAAGACGGCATCATTTTTTATGCGATCCCTGAGATGAGTCAAACTTTTGACAAGAATCGAAAGCCAACCGCTCACGACCACGTGACCTACGACTACCATGCTGATCCAAAAAGAAGTTTAGCCCCCCCGACTGAAAGGGAATTATCTTTTTGGGAGTCTTGTCTTGTCGAACACCACAAAGAGTTTTGCAAAGTCGTTGACGGAATTGATCTCACTGATGAGCAAGCGCTCAAATCGATTCGCGAAGGGCGTGACGTTCACTACCATTGTTGGGATGAAAAAGGAATTTTAGAGCTCTTCGCAAGACATCCCATCACACGTTATTCATTCAAAATTGAACTGTACGCGCACGCCGGACATGAGGTCTTTGTCGTGCTTAAAAAGAGATGAGGGAATATGAAAAAAATCTTAGTCGTTACTCCTTACCCACATGACGCAAACTCATGGTGGCGATGCATGGGTCCGCTCACCTATTTGGCAAAGAAATCAGGCGGCGAGATCCAACTCCAAATGGCAAATTTTACTGAAGGCGTTTCATGGGCGACAGTCTCGCAAGTCGATCTCGTTTTCTTGCACCGTCCATGTCGGGATGTTGATTTAAAAGTAATTCAAATTTCGCATAACCTAAACATTCCTACTTGGGTTGATTATGACGATTGGCTTTTCGGATTACCTGGATGGAATCCGCATAAGGCCAATTACGATTCAAATCAAATGCAATACATGATGGCTCAATGTCTTGCGTCTGCGGATCTCGTAAGCGTATCAACAAATCAACTTTATCAGACTTACAAGACCGTCAATCCCAATATCGTAATCCTACCCAACGCTTACCGCTCCGACCTATTCAAATACCGCAGCGCAATACTCGAGGACCGTGAACCGTTAGTTTATTGGCGTGGGACGAACACGCATGACGGCGATCTCATGTCAGTGCGTGATGGCTTTTTAAATCTCAAACATAAAATCGATTTTCTGGGGGGGCCATGTTGGATGGTTCTCAGTGGAATGGACAAGTCACTCTATTCCGTTAAGCCATCCTTGGAAGTCATGTCCTTCAATCGTTACCTTTACGATACAAAACCCAAGGTCATGGTTTTCCCGCTTGTCGATTGTTTGTTTAATCGATGCAAATCCAACATCGCATACATTGAAGCACTTCATGCTGGCGCTATCTGTGTCGCCCCTGACATGCCGGAATGGCAACGCGAGGGCGTGATCACATTTCCGCCTCACGATTCACAAGCATTTGTCCAAGCGGTCAACCAAGCGATGGCGATCCCTCAAGCGGAGCACCGTAAGCTTGTGGAATCTGCTTTTGAATCCATGAAATCCAGTTACGATATTAATGTAGTGAATCAATTGCGTGAACAAGTCGTCAATCATTTGACGGGGGATGAGTTTCAGAAAAATCCCAACAACCCTTTTGATCAATCGGTAGGTCTGAAGGCTTTAGCGCTTTTACAGGAAATTAGAAACAGGGGGTAGGGTTTTGAGTCGGCCACACAATCGAATTGAAAAGAGTCTTTATGAATTATGTATCAATGACGATTGCGAAGAGGACACCCAACATAAATCAGGCTTATGCGAAAAGTGTCGCACCTATATGTGTTCAGAATGTAAGCGGGGTTTTATCTCATCCAAAGACATTCGGTTTATCCGTGAAAGGCTATGCACGGACTGTAAAAGAGGGAGTAAGAAACGAAAATGATCATGCGCGTTAAAGTCTAAAGTAGAAACTTATGGCGACAAAAGACGGGAAAAAGACGGGGGGGCGAAAAAAGGGGACGCCTAATAAACGCACTCTCGTTTTAGAAGAGATCCTAGAAGAAAACGATGCGAGTCCCGTTCAAGGCTTACTTGATTGCCTGACTGAACTTGAGGGCATCACTGCGTATGAAACTGAACACAAAATCAGTCTCGTTAAAGCGAAAGCCGATATTTATTCAGATTTAATGCAATATCTTTATCCGAAACGCAAAGCGATCGATATTCAACGTAATCCTGATGATAAAAAGCCTAAAGTGATTACAATTATGTGGGGGGATGAGGATGGAATTACGTCTCAGGATGAGACACAGAACTCCGCCACAGAGACGCCTAAGTGAATCCGATAAACGTTTCAATGTAGCGGTATGGGGTCGTCAAAGCGGTAAGACTACTTTCGGGACGGATAAAATGTTGTATCGCCCCCTTATGGGACGCCAAGGGGGCGTTTATTGGTACATCCTTCAGACATACGATGCGGCTAAAGTCGCATTCAATCGCTATAAGATGATGGCGCTTAAGAATCCTCAAATTCTTAAAAAAAAGCCAAACGAAAGCGATCTCTATTTTGAGCTCATTAATGACGCCACAATCTTTTTCAAATCAGGAAAAAATTATGAGGACTTGCGAGCGCAAACTCTCGATGGCGCGATTATCGATGAGGTAAGACAACAACATAAGGACTTGTGGCCATTAGTCATTCGTCCCATGTTGTCTCGGCGTAAGGGTTGGTGCGATTTCTATTCCACTCCAAACGGTTTTGATCACTTCAAAGACATTTACGATTACGCTCTTGAAAACCCAGAAGAGTGGGGCGCGTTTCATGCCCCAAGTACCGAGGCCCCATGGTGGACGCCTCAAGAGGTTGCAAGCGCTAAAGCAACCATGACCGAGGATGAGTTCGCGCAAGAGATTCTTGCGGATTTCAGAGAGATTGGCGCCGGTAAAGCTTACAAAAATCACGGTGCTTGGAATCATGCGGTGCAAAATCCATTTGCGATCCGTGGACACAAGTGGTCGCCTTACATCCCCATTGTTGTTGGAATCGATTTCAACGTGTCTCTTATGGCGTGGCAACTCTGTCAGTATCGCGCTGGCGATTTCTATTTTGGCGATGAGATCGCCGCTCGCAATACGGATACGCAAGAAATGGTTAACTTACTTATTCCAAAAGTCAAAGACCACAAAGCTGGCGTCATTATAGTAGGCGACTCAACCGGCAATGCTCGCAAAACGTCTGCGGTGGGTAAAACCGATTACAGTATTATTGAGCGCGCTCTAAAAGAGGCGGGCATCAAGTTCGAAAATCGAACCCCTTCAGAAAACCCATTCGTTAAGGACCGCGTCAATATGTTTAACTCGCGGTTGCGGTCGGCCGATGGGGGGGTTCACTTTTGGTACAATCCTACAACGTGCAAATACTTGAAACGTGACCTTGAGCGTGTTGTAACTAAAGAGGGGACGGATGGATTCGTCTTGGACAAAAATAAAGACCCATTATTAACACATGCAAGCGATGCGGCCGGTTATCCGATATGCGTGTTTTCGGATGAGTGGAAGTCGCGTCCTGGCATCATGAGAGTGATTCAGAGATGAGAGATACCCTTTTGCTGATAGCCGCGGGATTTGGCTTGCCGTTGTTATTGATTCTGTTTTTCGGATCAATTCTATTTTCCAATTACCAAGTATGTAAACAGTATTACTCAAAGGTAAGCCCACTCGTTTGTATGATGAGTACTAAAACGAAACTTACGGGTGACAAGGAATGATGGAAAAAGACCAAATTACTTTGGCCGTTGGTAATGGCAATGGCAATTTGTTTGTTCACGGAAACTACGATGCGATCAAAGCATGCCAAAATATTATTTTTGAACGTGACAGACTTATAAGGGAATTTCCAAATTTACTCGCCGAAGTTCAAAGATTGAATAATGTTTTGATTCAAAAAAATATGGCTATTCAGCATAGGCGTAGTCTTGAAAAGATTGATTTAGCGCGAATCAAAGATTTAGAAGCAGAATTGCTTGAGTTGAAAAACAACAACGAAAAACTCAAAGTTTACGCAAAGTGCGTGGTGTCTCATTGGAATGAATTTGGTCCGAAATCAAATTTTGAAGAATGCATGTATTGGTTAGAAAAAGCCATTTCAGACAAAAGCGAAACGGATAAAACATGATTAAGCCGTCTTGGGTGATACTGACTTACAATCGCGAAAACATTGTTCGCAAAGCGATTGATCACAACATCGAAAACGCCGGGTATCCATTCCATGAAATTATTTGGGTTGATAATGGAAGCACGGACGGCGTTCGCTACTACATGCAAAACGTAGTCGCGCCAAACATTAGCGTTTTACATCGCCAGAATCTTGGCGTGGCTAAAGGTTACAATCGCGGGATGTTGCTTGCGACTGGTACGCATATCGTGATCACTGGGTGCGATAGGCTTATGCCAAAGAATTGGCTCAAGCGTTGGGCTCAAAATCTTGAGGACTACAAAAACATAGGCGTGATTTCTTGTTATACAAAATCAATTCAAGATGTATTTGAGCGTTGTCGGGAATCTAAACCATGGAAATTATCCGCCCAAAAAATGTCCAAAGAGTTTATCGCCTCATTTACTCACATTAGAGCCATGCCTCTTGAGGCGCGTATTTTTTCACGTGAACTTTTATTAAAAGCCGGATTCATGCGCGAGGACTTTGGGCTTTACGGCCATGAGGATTTGGAGTGGGCCGATCGCGTTGAGCGCGTCACAAAAGAATTTGGCTTGATGAATTACATTTTACCAGACATGATTGCCGAACACTTGGGGACAGAGGGGATCAATGCTTGGGATGGCAAAGACTCAGAGGATTATCACGCATTCAAACAAAAAGAATGCAAAGAGCCTTTCAAAGAAGAGCTCTTGCAACGCTTACGCGAAGAAAACAATCCGTACTACAATCCATACACATAATAGTATGCAACCTATTGACGAAATAGAAAAACATTACGCCACGCCGGACCCTTGGGGGTATCAAACAAATCCCGATGATATATTTCGCAAGAAAAGAATTCTTGACGTTTTAAATATGTGGAAACCTTTGCCATTTATGAATGCGCTTGATGTTGGCGCTGGCGAGGGATGGATTACAAAAGATTTGCCCGCGAGAGTAAAACACGCCTATGAGATATCGAAGAACGCGAAAAGCCGATTACCTGAAGGTGTTAGGCCAATTACTCACGTGTTTGATGTTTACGATCTTATTGTCGCAACCGGGGTTTTATACTCTCATTATAACTATCGCGAGTTTTTTGAGATCATGCGTAAAAACTCTCTCAATCTCATTCTGACTTGTAACATTAAAGAGTGGGAGCGTCCCGAGATGAATGATCTCAGTTTTCATGAAAACTATTTACGTGCTCATCAAATATATACCGATGAGTTTCCATATCGTGAGTACACTCAGAAATTAAGGGTACTAAGAAAATGGTAATCGACAATATCAATCATCCGCAGCATTACAATATGGGAAAAATTGAAGTCATTGATGCAATTGAAGAGTGGAAACTAGGGTTCAATCTGGGCAACGCAGTTAAATACATTGCTCGCGCCGGACATAAGAACAAAGATAAAGAGTTAGAGGATTTACTCAAGGCGCTTTGGTATTTGAATCGTGAGATTGAAAACCTAAAAGGCAAAAATGGTTAGATTACTTCATAATATTGGGACTTATCAGCATTCAAACTACAATACGATTGAACAAGTCGTTGCGTCCATTAATCGAGGTGAGCGTCTTACGTTTGACGGGGTGTATTTGAATGTTTGGCAAAATAGAAAATTTCTTAAATTTTTTAAACAAAAACCAATTCTTTTTGTCATGGGTGAGTTTGTTGGCCGGGATAACAAATTTGATACTCATAATGGCTTGCCCCTCGAACGATACTGCGACTGGAATCAGATTATGGATCTTGTCGTTAATCATGATTTTGAACTTGGTTGGCATACGTGGTCACATCTTGACCTTACTCTCATTAGCGAAGAGCAAATCATCAGAGAAATAACTCCGCCATTTCCCATGAGGCATTTCGCTTATCCTTATGGCAAAGTAAACGTACGCATAGCCGAATTAGTTCGTCAAGCGGGTTTCCTTGAGGCGTGGTCTGTCGATCAAGGTGACAACTCCCAATTTCAACGGAAGAGATTGTATTTATGAATGATCAAATAATGAGTGAAAACGCGATTGCAAAGGTTGCAGTGAACCCAGACGACTTGATAAGTCCAATGATCAAAAGTCGATTTTCGTTTCATAAACCAGACGCAGAAGGCGTTGAAAAGATGCGCGAAGTTCGCCGACATATCAGAAGGCTTGCGCACGTAATTGATAAACTTTGTCCCGAGAGTCGCGAAAAAGCAACGGCGCTTACTCAGCTTTCGTTTGTCATGATGAGTGCGAATAGCGCTATTGTTCAGCAATATCCAGTTGATGAAAATGACGTTTAGTTTATAAAAAAGATGCGGGCCAAAAGCGAAAATCAGGGGGCCTTTGGCTCGCTTAATTTTTCCGATTAAGCCGTCATTCTAACGAAGTTTCTTCTCTCATTCGAATAAGGAATTTTGTCAGCCGTAATTTCTTGATTTAAGTAAAACCATTTCGAGTTAGGGTCTTTGTTGTTTCTCATCCAAATCAAACCAAATTTATCCAATGCGTAAATGTACTGATCCGAAACTTGAATTTGAACAAACTCTAAAGTGCACTTTTCCATTTTTTTGTTCATCCTTTCGCGTTATTTTTTTGCTGATTCTTAATCCAGTACATAAATCATTCCATTAGTTAAAACAAAACCAATCCGTTCGCCGAAAACATACTTATGAGCGGCGAAATTGGTTCACGCAAACATCCTCATTTGTTTGTTTTCATCATCGCAAGGCGAGACTACTCGTAATTTTCGTTTTCTTTTCTCTTTGAAGTCATATCTCTCGGGATCGCTAAGCGCCACACTAGATAAATAAATGAGGTCGTTTTCGAGCTCTTGGAGTTCTTTGCGTAATTGCGACAGACCGGGCGTCCTTCGGATCGTGGTTCGCAATTTCCATACTTTTCCATTCAGCTTGGCTAGTTCATAGTGAAAGTCAAAGTCCATGAGGGCTTTGTAACTGAAAAAGAGGGGACATTCCATTGCTTAAAAAAGCCATAAAACTACCATTTCGCGCCATTTTTAACATGTTTGGACTGGGTATTATGCTCGCAATCCTGATCGTGATTGCAATCTCGCGATTTGTTGACTGGGTCTTGGATGATGAGGACAAGGAAAAGCCGTACTACGATAGTCAATTGTTATGAGCAAGTTATCCACATAAAACTCCGATAAACAGATTTATCGCGAATAAGGACGCCTCGCGTTATCTTTTTTAGTGTTATCGTCAATAAGGGCGGCGTGCGTTGAGCATTTCTTGGGGTGATGCTAAGCCTGAAACGAAAGGCTCAGAGAGGCCGAAAAGTCTTTGAGTAGGTAGCGCCAGACATTCTAGGTTGAAGTCCCTAGTGAGCTAAAGCCAAGTAGTTAGAGTAGGGGAATCCAAGCTTTCAAGCGACTCACGTATTCGTTGTAAAACAACCGCCGCCCACATATTTTTTGTTTCGTTTCGCCAGCGAATATGCCTAAAGTTATTTCTCTCACACCCTAGGTTTACCGAGTAATTCATGATGGTACGGGGGTCGCATGGTGCGGTCCCCGTTTTTATTTGACCTGTTTAAAAACATCCCGTTTAATTAAGTTTCGAATGTCTCCTGACAATGGAAGCCCGACCACACAAGGGAAACTTAGGTAATGCTAACCCCGAGTTTCCCTTTTTTGTTTACTCACTTTGCAAAAATCAAAATGCTCAAATACCGTCTTAATCATGGGGATTAGTACGCTCTTAGACTCGCCTCGATACCGTAAGTTTATTTCGGATCGAGATAGGGCCTTAGAAGAAATTCATCTCAATGCTCAAACTGATATTAGTCGAATGCTTTTTGAGGCGTTGGATTCGGTTGATCGTGTAGCGTCCCAGTTGGCGTTAAAGTCAACTCACCAATCCGCTTTTATCCTGTCCCAGAGTTTCGAGAAACAAACTCTCGAGATTTTCTCAAATTTCATTTACCCCATGGTTTATCGAATTCAACGCCTGAGACGTGCGGCTTACACACTTGCGCATTTAGGCGAACTTGAGGCAATTGGACAAGCCACGCAACGCCAGACAAAACAAACTGGCCATGAGTTCAAAGATAGGATAAGAAACCGCGACTTCGCCAAAACGTTGACTGATGAAAAGTTAGATGAGCGTGTGTGGGCGGGGCTCATGAAAATTCGGGACAAGATTTTGCAAGCGTTTCGCTTAGCCCTTGTCCAAGAGCAACGTCCTGAAGAAATCATTGAGACAGTAAAAAATTCTTATCCCAAGATAAAAAATTTTAAACGCCCACCAAGAGAACTCAAACCCTTACGTGAGGCGGATTCCAACCCAAAAGATAAAAAAGAATTTATTTTCGATTTCGTTAACCAAGAGGATTGGGACCTCGCCGTTAGCGCTTACAAAGACACTCAACTTCCAGAAAATCGATTCGATGATGGCGCCGAGTATGACTCAGACGTGGGGTATGCCCGTTATCAGTGGGAAGTTGAACAAGACATTACAGACGATTTCGTCAAACAGGTTCGCGATGGGCAAGTCGATGCGGCCAATGATTTAGGCATCAAAGACTTCGTTTGGGTAGCGATACTAGACAATAAAACAGACGATTGTTGCGCAAATCGCGTGGGTATGACCACGCGGGAAATCGAAGAGGCGCTTGCGTCTGGGAAACTCGATAAAATTGAGTGTGATGCCGTTGTACCGCCCGCGCATCCTAATTGTCGTTGCTCACTCGGTCCTATCGCTTCAACCGATCCAGTCCAGGGACCGGACTGGAAAACCTTTAATGAATGGTTAAACTCATGAATGAGATCATAGAGAGTAAGACAACGGCGCCGCCTACCGAAAGCCAATCTCTTCGAGTGCACGCACTCAAGAGTCAAGCATTTGACGCCAAGAAATACGAGTTCGATTTTAGTTGGAAAAGTGGAAGTCCTAACGATCCATGGTCGGCTCATTCCACAGTTGAAATGCTCAAATGCCTTGAGAAAAACCCAAAGATTGAACTCGATAGCCGCGTCTTGGGCGTGAACAATGGTCAACTCGTTTACAAAAAACTGAACAATAAAAGTTTCAAAGAGGCGTACATCGCCGGCGACAAAAAGTTGTCTCGCTTTAAGGAGTGGGACGCATTCAGCACCACGGATGGAGCTGTGGGGATGGCCGGGCGTGTGGGACAAGATTTTACCCCGCTGCTCGGCGGTCCTTTTTATAAAAACCTCTATTACTATGAGGACTACATTCGGATGCATGCCGAGTGTTTTTTCGCTTATCACAATGACCCTATCGCAAAAGCGATTGTCGCAATTACCCGCGATTTCGTTTTGGGTACGGGCTTTGAGGTTCAATGCGATACGAGCGATAACAAAGGCAAGCTTGCCATGGCCACATGGAAATCCTTTGAGATCGCAAACGATTTGCAACAACAAATTGACGATCTCTGTAACGAGTTGTCCATTTATGGCGAGACCATGCTTTGGTGGTTGCCTAAGAAACAAGCAAAAATCACCTATCAGTTAGGTCAAACGGATACTGATCCATTGGCTTTGATACCACGGGTACGCTTACTTGACCCATCCAACATGGTTGAGATTGTAACGTACCCCGAGGATATTACCCGTAAGCTATTTTACGTATGGCTCACGCCAACCCAGTATCAAATCTTTACGGGCGGACTTGGGTCGGATCAGTCTCAATCTCAGCAAGTTCAACCGTCTCTCAAATTCATTTACCGTCAAATCGCCGCCGCAGAAATCATGCACTACCGTGTGAATGCGGTTTCAAATGAAAAGCGCGGGCGATCGGATTTGTTTCCAGTCCTTTCATACCTGAAGCGTTTACGTGACTCCGTTAATTATTCCATCATCGCATTACAAAAAGCGTCCGCATGGTCTATTGATACCGAGGTTGACGGCGCTCAGTCTGACATTGACGCTTACGTGGCCGCTCAAGCCGCACTTGGGACAATACCGCCAGCGGGTAGCGAGTTTGTCCATTCCAAAGCGATTAAACGAAACTATCTCAATAATACCTCATCCAGTATGACGGGCATGACAGACGCGTTTCAGTTGTGTTTGTCCATGGTCGCAGCTGGCGTTCAAATCCCAATTTCTTATTTCGGGACTTACCTTTCGGGGGGGCAAACAAGGGCGTCCGCGATTGTGGCAACCGAACCCGTGGCGAAGAAAATGGAAAAACGCCGTGAAGTGATTAAGCGAATCATTAAAGACATGTGGACACGGCTCATGCGTGAGTCAGGGCTTGGCGAAGTTGAATGCCGAATCATTTTCCCTGAGATCATCACTCAAGACCGATCCCAAAAACTGAAGGACCTTGTACTTGCTCAACAAAACCGTTGGTTATCACCTCAACGGGTTGGGACCATGGCCGCAAAAGAGCTCGGCGTTCCGGATTACAAGTACGAGAAGGAGCTCGAAAACATGGAAGAGGAATTACCTAAAATTCCATTGCCGTTGACTGATCCAGGAAAGGTTTCGCCAACCGGCAAGCAACAACAACCCATAGACCAAGGAGGGTCGCCATCCGCCATCACTCAAGATGAGCGAAGCGATATAAAACGAGGTGGATCAAAACTCTGACATTGATTTGGCCGGGGCTATGCCCTGGTTATTGGCAAATGGATTTCCAACATTTGACGAATTCAAAAAGAACCCGGATAAATATAGACGGAGACCTGAAGAGATATTGGAGAGTGCGGATCGATCAACGATCGCGTTTCGAGACCGTGTAAGCAAGCAACGCTATGGATGGCGTGACCAATATGTGTTCGACTCCCTTGAACAAGTTCAGAGAGTAATCAAGGATGAGGGCTATTCTGAACTGGATTTAGAAATGGAACCCATTGTCCGCCCCTTGAATGGAAGTTCAAGAGACGGAAAAGTGGAAATTATCGTTAGATTTTGGCCCAAAATAGAATGGGCCAGAAAAGGAAAAGTAATCACGGATGATTACTAAAATGGCCACGGCTTTGGCTAAATTGGATTCTGGTACATACGGGCCTAAATCTTATGGATACGGGCCCGGTGTCCACACGTCAACCTACCCGCTTAAGCAAGCGGGCGCTTTAGGCGTTTCCGAGGGCGTTCAAGAGGGCGGTCCTGGAAGTGGGCGTTTACCCGAAGGTCAAGAGCCTGAAGGTAAAAAGCCTAACGTCATTGCTCATTGGGATTACAATGGGGACCGCTACAAAGCGGGACCTAGGATTCCAAAAGACGAAATGCCGAAATCAGTCCCCATGTCTCGCGATAAATCTTATCGTAAAGAGGCCGCATCGGGATCGGCTTTTGCTGGCGTCTTGCGATCCAAGACCCAAGAGAGCAATTTAAAAAGAGCGAAAGCTACGCGTAATTCCAGAATCACGCTTAAGAGTCAGACACATTTGCGTGAGGCGGTTCAAAACGCATCGAATTCATCCAAGTTCAAAGTGATTTTGATTCAAGAGGGCTTGGGTAATCTGCGTGATTGTTTCTACTACACTAAAGAGGCGCTTCAGGGCGCGACCGAACTTTTCGAGGGCAAAAAAGGATTTGTCGATCATCCCTCTAGTCTCGAAGAAGAGATCAGACCTGAGCGTTCGACAAGGGATATTTTTGGTTATTATGAAAACGTTCGGTATGAAGAGGATTCAGGACGTGGAAGGCTTGTTGCTGACCTTGCTCTTGTATCTGACCCTAATCTTTCATGGGCGAAACAATTATTAACAACCGCTGTAGACTTCGCTCAGAAGTTTCCAGACGATGAATTCGTTGGCCTATCGATCAATGCAAGCGGCGAGGCAAGCGAAGTCCCCATCAAGGATTTCTTAGAAAAAGCCGAAATACCGGAATCCGTTTTACCCAAACTCTTAAAGGCTCAAGAAGAGGGAATACAATCTATTCGGGTTGTGTCCTCATTAAAAGATGCCGTCTCGGTTGATCTCGTGACTGAAGCGGGCGCGGGCGGTAAGATTTTACAAATGCTTGAAATGGAGAAAAAGCCAATGAAACAAAAGCAAGGAAGCGAAAAAAAAGAGTCCAAGGAAAAGGACAAACACGAATCTAAACATGAGTCAAAAGAGTCCATCGAAAAAGACGCGATGGAAGGCAACGAAGAGGCGACTCCTGATCATGAGGACGAAGAGCAAGACAAACAACTTTTCGCTCAAATGATTAAGCAATACTTGGGTGATGATCACGCCGAGGACCAAGAAGCGCAATCCATGGCTCAGCATGCTTATGAAGCTTGCCAAGCTGATGGAATGAGTCATGAGATGGCTTATGAAACCGCTGGCAAACACCTTGCGATGGCGAAAAAAGTTGGCAAAAAAATGGCTCAAAAAGCCGCAGAATCTCATGAAAAAGACGAAATGGAATCCGATCATGAGGCTCATGAATCTGAAGAGCATGAATCCAAAGAGTGTGGCGAGTCAGAAGAGGCCGAAGAGAAAAAAAAGGAATCCAAAGAAAAACATCATGAGTCTTCTGCTAAAGCGCTTTGCAAAGAGTGCATCAAAACAAAAGCAGAAAACGCAAAATTAAAAGAATCTCTGCGTAAGCATGATTTGAAATCATACTTGGATAAGAAAATGTCTGAGTCCAAGAAATCAAATCAAGTGACTAAGAAATTCCGTGAGGCATTAGGTGCTCCAAAATCCAAAGAGCATATTGATAGCGCATGGAAACTTTTCATGGCCGCATACGATACCGCAGAGACAGACCTTGATGATTCTGAAGGTTTTGTTTTCACGGAAAAAAATGCAAGTTTCACTGAATCCGATTCAGGGGCGGAAGGCTCTTTTGAGGATTGCGTGAGCTGAAACGCTTAACACTTTATCCATGGAGGGATAAATACAATGTCTAGTCCTAAAAATAACATTGTTAGGTCGGTCGCTCCTAAATCACTTTTTGAAAGCGCATTACCTGTTTTAGATAACACGGTAACTTACAATCAAGGTGATTTGATTGCGTTTGATACTAACAACGGAGTACTCAAAGCCGCAGCAACTGGCGATATCGACAACCTTTTAGGTGTCGCACGCCAAACATTAATTGATGGCGTGATGCCCTCACCTTATCAAGGCACCGCAGTTGATGCATCTCAAGCAATTGAAGATGTTGCCGGTCCTGTTTATGGGATTGTCGCAAGCATGGTTCTTTTGAATGGCGACACTTTCAATCCTGGCGATAAGGTGTACTTAACCGCAGACCCTCAAACTGTGACAGTGACAAATCCAGGCTCAGGTAAGAACTGTGGGATTTATCAAGGTCGCGCAATCACTGCGGGTAGCGCATCCGTTGGCGACGTGCTCATTGGTGCACGTTATGGCTTATCAGGCATTCAATTCTAAGGAGTGGAATCAATGCTTACATTAAAAGAAATCGATAAAATGATTGAAGCGGGTTCCATGGTGAACTCCGCTGGGAAACGTGTGTTTATTAACGAAGCGAAACACGCAAACTCTCAAGCGATTATGAAAAACGTTTGGGAAAATCCAGAAATGAAATGGATGCGTGAGAGTTTCAAAAAGAAATTCAAATTTGACTTCGCAGACAAATCCAAATTTCCAGTAATGGAATCTGGTTTTAGTTGGCTTAAGGTTGCTCAAAAATGTGGTTACCCATCCATTGAGCAAGCTTTCAAAGAAGCTGACTCAAGTTCAAATTTCGCTCAAGTTCTTCGCGCTGGCGTTCAAAGCGTTGTGAACTCGATGTACATGACCGTGCCAACCACTTATGAGGCATGGACCACGACCGTCAACTCAAACAAAGACACTGAACTTTATGCACCTTTGCATGGCGTAAGTTTCTTGCGCGAAGTTGGCAAACAAGAGATCTATGGCGAAAGCTATGCAGCTGGCTTAGATATCAAACTCAAGAATCGTAAATACGGGACTTTATTTGCAGTCGAAAAGGAATTGCTTGAGGACGACCAAACTGGCCAATTTGCAAAACAAGCCGGACTCTTGGGTGAGTACGCACGTCTTGCGATGGAAGTGATCGTTATGGCGAAACTTGCCGGTAAATTCACTGGTAATGCGATTGCGCAATACGCAGAAATGACCGTGCCAGCAACCGAAACTCAACCTTCGGATGAGTCTGTATATCCATGGGCTCCGCCAGCAACTCCGTTTGTAGGCGGCGGTTCAAATAGACCCGCAACCTTTACAGCGCTTACACAGTCCGGAATTCAAGCTGGTTTCATCGCTTTGATGAATCAGAAAAATAAACTTGGATTAAAAATGTCGGTTGATCCCGACACTTTGCTCGTAGGTCCAACATGGCGTTTTGACGCTGCGGTCCTCTTGAATTCAAGTTTTTACCCATCTCAACCTGGCGCTGCGGGCACTACCGGTAGTTCTTTTGCGATCAACCCAATTGAGTCGATTGCGAAATTAGTCATCTCTCGTTTCATGTTTAAGAACAATGGAACAGTCGATGGCACCTCTACCGCTTGGTACTTGATGGATTCCAAGAAACCTTGGTTCGTTTCTCAGTTGAGAACCGCAGCTGAAGTGACTCAGGAAAATCCAAACTCAGGTCAATCCTTTGATCGCGATATCATTCGCTTCAAAGTGTCTGTCCGTGGAAACGCAGACCATATTGATCCAAGATTTGCCTACCAGGGCAATGACGGAAGTGTTTAATCATTTCCGGGTAATCTAATCCTCTCTTGGTGAGGGCCTGAGTCTGTCCGCTCAGGCCCTTTTTTAGGGTTAAGTTTGACGTTTACGTAGACACGGCTAAAGTAAATACAAGAGAGAGGGTAAAAATGGCAAAGAAAACAATCATCGCACCTGAAGCATCGAAACAATCACAACTTGTCGAGTTTTCTGCAAAAGAAGTCGATACGCATAAAATGGACAAAGAAACGATTGAGCACAAACGTGCACTCTTAAAAGCAGATTTGCGAAAAGAGTTTGTCACTCTTGCTGAACAGGTAGCGCAAAGTAAGATTTGTTTTAGGAATTATAAGTACCAAGGCGCCGATCAGCTTTATCCAAGACTCATTGATGCGTCGCAACGATTTGTTGATAAGTGTTTCCCGTACGCTAAAGGCGGTATGCTTTTAGTGGACGAACCTAAGTCAGATAAACAAATCGTATTAGCCCGAGAGAAACATGACAAGCTTGTAAGTAAAGGTTTTAGGCATTTAATCGTCATAGAGGGCGAAACAACTTACTATGATGCCATGATGGAATTGGGGGAGGATTTGGATGAGTTGGATAACAGCTAAAGCCGACATAAGAATTCATCTCAATGATGGACCAACCGACCGATATCATTTTCGAAAAAGGTGTTTTGGCGAATTAAATTCTGTAAACACTCGCTTTAAAACATTTGAATTTAGACGAATTACAGATTTAACTAAGACTCAAGGTGTCTTTATTAATGGAGTCCTTCAACCATTGAGCGCGGTTTCGGAGGACTCCGTTATTACTGGCGAATTCATTCTGACAACCCCGCCTCAAGACGGCGATATCGTTGAAGCAAGTTATTACACTCAATGGTTTTTGGATGCCGAATTAGAAAATTTTCTAAGTCAGGCATCGCGTTGGCTTATGTCAACGGCCGACTACACTCAAGTAGGTCCGGGTCTTGTACCTTCGGCATTAGAATATGCGTCTCATTTGGCTTACAAAAAGATGGCTCAACGCTGGCGTGACTACATGTCCAGTGTTTACAAAGTTGAGGACGCTCCGAAGGATGAGGCGTCTGGTCGCGTGGACTCTTTTATTAAAATGGCGGACACCGCTCGCGAAGAGGCTTTAAAACTCAGAGACGAATTTTACAAACGCCAAGGGCAACCTTTACAACCTTTGTTTGGCACCGTGGTTGGAAATGTTAGGAGTATGCCCTAGATGAGTGATGTAAAACTCACCAAGACTCAAGACGATTTGTCAAAGACGTTAAAAGAAATGACGGATCGCGCCGGTTCTTCAGGTGGGTTTTCTCGCATTTATCCGATTTATCAAAAGTATCAACTTCAACGTTTCCAAACGAAAAACGCAAGCGAAGGTAAGCCCTGGCCGGATTACAAGCGCTCAGATTATGCTGAGTACAAAAAAAAGCGTTTCAAATCTTATCCTGGATCAGGCTCTAAAATGATGATTGCGACAAGCACTCTTGCGGGCGCGGTCATTGGTCGCGGGCCACATTCTTTTTATGGAGTCGATAAACATCGAGTTCTCTTTAAAAAGAATTCTATGGAAGTTTACGTTGAAGAATCAGGGAATAATGCTCAAGGCAAGCCTTTTACTTATCCAAGTGCGGTTGCAGAAGAGCGCCCTTTTATGGAGTTTAGTGACTCTCATTTGGATGAAATGAGAGAGGAGTTAGCTAAATACGTTTTAGGTTTTTAATAAGGGGGACCCAGGATGGGGGCCTATAAATTAGCCGAGATCACGGTTGATCTCATAGAAACTGCGATTCGCCAAAATATTGCCACAACGTTGGCAAACGTGCGTACTGAGCGTGCTGATCCGACCGTTTCAACGGAGCCGCCGAGGGAATATTTTCAATATGAGACCGCGCAAGTGTATCGCGCGCCCGCAGTTTTTACGATTATTCGCAATCAAGATATTCGAGATTCCGTTAAAAACGCCAATCACATTAACTCTCTCTGTGAGGTGATTGTCGCAGTAGTAGTTGAGGACCGTCTTGAGAGACTGGTTACTAAAAAAGCATGGCGGTATCAGTCCGCGCTCATGCCAATTTTACATCAGGTTACTTTGACAACCGCAGATTTGTCTGTGAGATTGTTTAGTAGGGTTCAAAACTGTGAGTTTAGCGGGATAATCAATCTTAAGAATGAAAATAGGCCGGATGCCGTTTTCAGAAAAGAAGTAAGCTTAAGGTTACAGGTTGAACACATAGAGAATTTACAAGGGATTTAACCCAAGGAAGGGGTAAATACTGTGAGTCCACAGAGTTTTGCGTCTGTTAATCCAAATAATCTCGAGTTGAGCCCATGCCGAGTTCTATACAAAGGCGTTGATCTCGGGGGTACAACCGGCAACGTTACAGTCAAAATGGAACAAGCGTTATCTGAGATTAAAGTTGATCAGTATGGATCAACCATAATCGATAAGAGAACGTCCGGTTTTAAGTACACGATTGAACTTGAAATCGCCGAAGTCAAATTCAAAGACAATTGGAAAATTCTTTTCCCATCCGCCATCGTTGCTGAACAAGGCGGACAAAAGAGTGTCTACTTTGACTCTCAAATGAGTTATTCCCAAAGGAGTCAAGCCGGATCACTTGTTTTACATCCGCTTGCACTTCCAGACTCTGATAAGTCAGGGGATTTTTATGTATGGCTTGCATCAGCTGAAGCAAAAACGGATTATGTTTTCTCGCCTTCTGAGCAAGTTAAACTTAAAATCACTTTTACCATTTATCCAGATTTCACTACTACACCGGCAAGATTCTTTTTGTTCGGCGATCCATCCGTTGGACTCGAGAACGCAAGCGCCGGTTCGGCGACCGCTGGCACTGGTAACACAGGTGACGGTACCGTTGGATCAATTTCAGTATTCAACGGATTCACGCAGACTGAAGTTATTACTCTTGAATGCGTAACGCCTCAAGCAAATGCTGGCGTGTTCAATGTTGAAGGTTCTCAAAGCGGTCCATTAGGACTTGCGACTGTAGGTGTACCTTTCAATAGTGACGTGATCGCGTTCACGATCGCAGACGGTTCAGCTGATTTCGCATTGGGTGACAATTTCGAAATCGCAACCACTGCGGCTAATTATTCATAAGGGGATTTATCTTGAGTTTGCTTCAAAAGATGATGCCAGCGCGAACGCAAGCCATCGATGATAAGAAATCCAGACTGATTGCGGATCTCGATGAGATCATTTCAGAAGTCTGTGTTTTGAAAATCAAAGGGCAAGAGTACGAGCTCAAGCCTGTAGTTGGTTTCCAATTGCGCCAAGTCGATGAGGCACTCACTCAAGTTCGAATTATTTCGAATCGTCTCATGATGGGGGAGAACCTGGAATATGATGAGATGATAAAAGCTTATTTTAAGTTTTGTCATATCATCATTCCAGAGCTCACTCTTGACGTGCTCCATGGAATGACTACTAAACAAGTCAATGAGCTCTTCAAGATTTGCGTCAAGTTTGCATCGGATCAAGACCTAAATATCGAAGCAAAAGCAGACGAAAACCAAACAGACGAAAAAAAAAATTCTCTGAAGTAACTCAAATTCATTTGATGCCAGTGATTGCTTTTTGCTGCCAAGCATACGGGTGGGAGTTAGAGGCTTGTCTAAAACTCCCACTCAAAACTCTTTTTGCTTTTCATCGCGAAGGACAAAGGCTTGAGGCAATTAAGAATCGTGAGCTCTTACGCATTCACGCAGTCTCAATCATGAATTTGGATTACTACTATTATTGGCGCGAATATTATACAGGCATTATTGATCCAACAACAAAAGAATTACCGCCTAAACCTGAAATGCCTAACCAAACTCCAGGGCTTGATTTATCGTCTCAGGAAACAAAAAATAAAATCATAGCCATGTTTTCTCACGGAAAAAAGAGGACCTAGATCATGGCGGATAAAGTAACAAAATTTGTCCTAGACCTAGATATCAAAGAGTTCACTGAAAAGGGCCTACAGGCAAAAGGCATCATTGAAAATCTAGGTGACAAAGAAAATTTAGAGGGTTTAATTGAGGGCCTGACTAAAACAACCACGGTCTTGGGCGCCGTGGGCGTTGCTGCGTATTCATTTAAAAAAGCCATTGATTTGACGGTTGAAGCTGAGCAAATTAGACGCGTTGAGCAACAATTCAATTCCCTTGCATCGCAAGCCGGGATCTCAGCAAAAGAACTTAAAGAGGGAATGGAAGGTGCTTCAAAGGGGTTAGTTACTACAGGTGACTTACTTGAAATCGCCAATAAAGCCATCATCAACATGGGCTCATCGGCGGCCAAACTTCCACAAGTCATGGAGTTGGCTCGTAAATCAACCCAAGTGTTCGGGGGGGATTTAAAGACTAATTTTGAAAACATTTCAACTGCGCTTGCCAACGGAAACGCAAGAATGCTCAAGCAATACGGCATCCTTGTCGATGTTGATAAGGCAACGCGAGATTACGCCCAAGCTAACGGGATCGCCGCCAATGAATTGTCGGATGTAGGACGCCGTCAAGCGATCATGAATGAAGCGCTTGAGCAAGGTCAAAAGCGTTTCAAAAACGTCAATGATGATTTGTCGTCTGCGACTAATATCCTCACTCTTCTTAAAAACACTATGTCCGAGACGGCCGAAGTATTTATCTTGGCCTTTGAAAAGACAATCGGACCTTCCATCAGAAAAGTTTTAGGGTACTTATATGAGTTTGCATCGCTTACTCACAAAAGAGCATTGGCCGCATTTGGCGAAGGCGCCGAACAATCCGCCGCTCAAATCGAAGTTTTAGAGCGAAATCTCGCAAGCCTAAACGAACAAAAACAAAAAATTGAAGCGCAAAAACTTCAAGGAATCTTTAATCCAGGATGGGAAAAAAGTGTCACTCAAGCAATTGAAACGACGACTCAAAAACTTGAGGCGCTCCGTGCAAAACGTGCTGAACTCAAAGCCGAAGAACAAAGCCAAGGCGGGCCATCGGAGAGTCCCCAAGAGAGTAACGTCAACAAACAAGTCAGACTAGAAAACGAGAAAAAGTTTCAAGAGCAAATGACTCTAATCCGAAAAGAGTCATTACAGGCTCAAATGATTGACGTTCAATCTTTTGACGATATTGAAAAGTTAATGAAGGAACGCCGAATCCTTGACGAACAAATGCATCAACAAAAGTTGATGGAAATTCAGAATTCAACTTATTTAAATGAGCAACAAAAAAATCAACTAAGAGAGGCCGAAAATAAGCGTTACATTGATGGCGCTCGCGCAAGAGAAATTCAACTCTCAGACGAACGCCGTAAAGCTTTAGATCAATATCAGAAAAACTCTCAAGGCACTTTTGACGGAATCGCAAGAGCATACAAAGTAACGGTCGCAAAACAAACGGCCGATCAAAGAGACTTTGGTAAGCAAGGTCAAAAAGTTTTAGACTCATTTCAGTCTAATTCCGTTGCTGCGTTTAGCAGAATGGGTGAGGCGGCCACACAAGGTGCGAACGTTGCTCAGGCCGCAGCGAAAGCCGTGGGTGCAACCATTTTGGGTACCATTGGGGACAAGGCTATCGCAGACGGTTCTTATATGATGTTGTCCGGGATTTTCCCGCCTAATCCAGTTCAGATTGGAGCCGGTGCGGGATTAATTGCTTTGGGTGCATCTTTAAAATCCGTCTCAAGTGGAATGTTAAGTAGTATGGGGCCTCGAAGCGCAAGCGGCGGTTCAGTCCCCAGTGCGGATGATCCATGTCCTGTTATTGCGAAAGCAAAGGCATGTACTAATTCAGAAGTGGGTGAGTTACCGTCTGAGTCTGCGTCTCAGGCAAGTACAGCGTCCAAAGAATCTGAACCAGACATGGCAAGTATGGAGCGTAAGCAACGCGCAGTAAATATTCAAATTGCCGGAAATTATTACGACACCGATTCGACAAGACGTCAATTGATGGAAATGATTCGGCAAGAAACAGATGCGACCGATTTTAGATATGATCGCATAGGAGTTTAGTTTAGGGGGCCAAGGATGGCTTTACAGGCATTGAGTGTTTTTACATATGGAATTGAGATTACAACTCTCAATCGTAACTTGGATTTTAAGATTTCTGGCGGGGGGGCCGAACTCAACGCCGTTTTAAATCTAGGTTTTTATTCGCCTCAATCTCTTGCCGATGAGATTGTTAGGGCCTTACAAGCGCAAGATTCAGTCAATAGCTATACGTGTACTGTTAATAGAAATATTTTAAACGGTACTCAAAACCGCCTTACCATTTCAACAACGGGTAGTTTCTTATCTCTTTTGTTTGGTACCGGGACTAACGTTTTCACAAGCGTTGCTTCAGTCGCTGGATTTAATGCTTCAGACTATACTGGAAACACAAGTTATACTGGAAGTACCTCAACCGGTACAAATCTTATCCCTGACTTTCAGGGATACAATTACCTAGACGATAACAATCAAGGCAAAGTCTTTGGAGCCGTAAACGTATCCGCCGCTGGGATCAAAGAGTCAGTCGTTTTTAATATTCAGAAATTTATAGACGTTGAATTTAAGTACGAGCCTAGGTCAAAACTTTTGCAATGGAAAAACTTTTTTACATGGGCAATTCAGCAACGTCCTTTTGATTTTATTCCTGAGATATCGAGTCCAAATACATCTTACCAACTGACTCTTGAAAAAACTTCTTACGATGGCAAGGGGCTTGGCTTTCAAATGAAGGAAATGCTCCCTAATTTTCCAAACTATTTTACTACGGGGCCGATGAATATGCGGATCATTGAATCGCTTTCATCGTTTCTAACGGGGTGATGCGATGGGTGTCTTAAATGGCCAACCGGTTGATCAGTCAGTCACTAACTCGGCATTCATCAATAAGAACCAAGATGATACGATGGCAAACAAGTTGTCATTCGATCGGGCCGGATCAGGTCCAACGATTGACGATATTCAGCAAGCCGTAAATAATCTTTACACGGCCACGGGTGTTTCCGAAACTGATTCAGGTACTGATTACACGGCGCCAGCAAACACTATTGACGATGGCGACAATTATCAAACTGCGCTTTCAAAGATTGCTCAGAAATTCGCCGCTGTAACAGGTCATACTCATGACGGTACCGATGGAAATGGACCTTTACTTTCAGTTGTAAGAAATATTGCTGCGTCTGGATACGCTAATCTAACGGGTGATGTTTTACTTGCCGGATTTAATGGTGCTCAAGTCACTCAGGTTGCAAATACTATTTTCGTTTCAGCTTCAGGTCACGTTGATTCCATTGCTGCGTCTGGTTTTTCTCAACTCATTGGCGATGTTATTTTAGATCCCGGCGCCGGCGTTCAAATTACTCAAGTCGGTCAACGTATTACAATTTCGGCAACCGGATCAGGCGGGGGCGGTGGGGGCTCTTTACAATGGATTGAAGGTGTAAACTCGCCAACGCCATTATTTGAAAACAACGTTGAAGTTTATGCGTTTGATCAAGTGCTTGCTCAGGAAATTTATACGACTGTCAGAGTCCCGAATGGGTACGCATCAGGGTCGCCTATCAATTTAAGAAGTCTTGTTTATTGCCCATCCGCAACCGGTACGCTTCAAATGCAAACGGTTGCAACCTTAATTCGTCCAGGTACCGATGCCATTACATCGACGACAAATCAAAGAACTTCAACAAATTCAGCATTAAATTTAAGTGGCGGGACTGTCAACATCCCGCAGCTGATTGCGTTCGATTTATCCAGTTCAATTGGTCAAATCAACGGAGTCAATATTTCTTCAGGGGATTTAATCATCGTCAAACTAACTAGATCGGCCGTTGATACCGCTACAGGCCAAGCAAAGGCGCTTTTATTTGCGTCTGAGACAACTTTTGTCTGAGGGGGATTTATGAGGACTTTTTTAAAGTTTATTTTACTTACGTATTTACTTACAGGGAATACTCAGGCGGCTATAACAGATAGAGATAAAGCCGAATTAGGAGTTGAGAGAAACTACGTTACCAATGGTGGTTGTGAAAGTTCAACAACGGGTTACTCTGCTTTTAATACAACTTTTTCAAGTGGAATACCTACAACCATAACTTCTGGTTCAACAAAGTTGTCTGTCGCCGTTGTTACTTCCAACGTCCTACAAGGTAACGCAAGCTGTCAGTTTAATTTAACTACAGCTTCGGCGTCTGAAGGACATGGCATCATTACTGATCCAATCACAATTAAAGACGCAGATTTAGCAAAAAATTTAGCGGTTTATTTTGATTATAATTTTGTATCAGGTACTACAAATGTTGACGTTAGTGGTACAAGCACTCAAACGATTGAAGTATGGGTTTATAACGTTGGGTTGGGTACTTGGTATCAACCCGCGGGTTACCGAAGTATTAATACTAAAGGTACCGCATCTCAATTAGTGTCTGGTAAAACGCCAGCGATTTCATTTCAGTCTGATGTTTCAAATTCATCCTCACAAAATCAATATCGCATTGCTTGGATCATAAAAAACGCACCGTCTGGCACGTTTCAAATGAATTTTGATAACGTTACTTTTGGGCGACAATACCGTGCCTATGGTCCCGCTATAACAGATTGGAAGTCCTTTACACCTACTTATTCAGGACTCGGTACAGTTACAAATACATCAGCTGTGTTTAGAATAATTGGTGATTCTGTAGAAATGAAAGTTGGCGGAGTTGCTGGGACTGTTACTGGTTCTACGGCTTCAGTTAATTTGCCAAATAATTTATCAGCAGCTGACAGTTCAAAATTACCGTCGGGATTAAATTACGTGGGGCAATTGTTATATGGAAATGTAAATGGATCATTACCTAATATCGCTAACGTTGTTATTGCTTCAGGTGCTAACGCGGTTAACTTTTCATACAGAGATTCCTCCTTTGGTTCTTTTACTGCTTTGACCGGATCTCAGCTTATTGCGAATGGAGCTCCATTTGAATTTCGGGCGACGGTACCTATAGCTGGGTTTTCTTCTTCAACTCAACTGAGTTCAGACACTGACACTAGAGTGATCGCTGTAAATAACATTACTCGCACAAATGCATCCGCTCAAAATCTTGTAGCTAGCACTGAAACTATTGTTGATTTCAATTCTAAAGGTTCAGATAGCGCTGCTTCTTACGATTTATCAGGCGATACGTTTACCGCGCCAGTTACTGGAAATTATCAGTTTTCAGGTCAACTTGGGGTAGGTACCGGTGCTTCAGTGCCAACGGATTTTTATATCCGTTTACGTTTAAACAATACGAGCGGTACAATTTTAGCCAGCGCATATAGCGCAGATTTAAAAGCAAGTTCGCTCACGCCAGTTTCATTTAGCTTTCAAATTTCTTTGAACGCTGGGCAAATCGTGGTTCTTACAGCACGTTGTCAAACAAACGCTTGTTCAATGTATTCTGAAGGAAATAGCGATCAGTTTACGACAATGAATATCGCAAGGCTTAGTGGCCCAAGCGTTATCGCTGCGGACAATACCGTAAGTGCTCGCTATATAACTGGCGCTGGCGCGATAGTATCAAATGCAGCGGTAATAGACTTTGGTACTAAAGTTTGGGACTCTACTGGATCAGTAACAACCGGTGCGTCTTGGAAATTTACCGCTCCAATTTCAGGTATATATCTTGTTCAGGCTCAAGCGTTTACTACTGACTCATTAGCGGCCGGAAATTACATGCAAATTTCTCTTTATAGAAATGGTTCTTTTGAAACCGCCGGTACTCGAATTGCGTCTCAAGTTACTTCTATATCTAATCTTACGTCGCCTCTTAATACCCATATCAGATTGTTAGCTGGCGAATACATAAACATAGTTAATGAAAGTGGAGGGAGTAGAACGCTTTTGAATAATTCTGGTTACAATTACGTCAACATCACAAGGGTAGGGAATTATTAATATGAGGACATGTATTTTAATACTAGTATTCTTATGCGTTCAAAATGCATTTGCCAAAAACCGTTACGATATAAAAGATAAACGTACCGGTAAAATTGGATTTACTTACGTTGGCGATCAAGAAATGGATCACCAACCCGAATGGGGTAAGCTTGCATACAAGAAATTTCAAAAGGATTTAGATGAATGGGAGTCAAGCGTTGCAATCAATTGCGAACCGATCATTGTAGGTTATAAACCGGCTCCGACTCCGTCACCTTCAATTGAGCCAAGCCCGGTTGTTTCGCCTGACCCCGAGGCATCGCCTGAGCCCAGTCCACAACCTACCATGGTGCCAGTTACTTTGATTGAGTGTACCGTACCTCGCACGTATGACGTAATCGTCACGGACTTGACGGCGGATGAGCAAGCCGAAACTCAGAGACAAACTCAAATCGCTACCTTCAAACAACGCCTCAAAACTTTAGCCGCTCAGTCGGATATGACCGCAGCTGATTTAAAAGAGGCCATCATGAAGCTTTTAAAAATGATCGTTTTAAGGAAAGATTTGGACTGAGAGAGGGCATGGATGGCCGACTTTTCAAATTATCCGCAAAACTATCTTTTATTTAATGAGCAATTGTCAAAAAACCTCGCGATCGTCATGGAGATCGAAGGGGTTGAGGACGTTTACGGGATCGCTCAGACGTTTACGACAGTTCGTTATGGCGATCCGGGGTTAGTTTATGGACTCCCCGGGCTTGTGTACGGGGGCCTAAGAGCCGTTGATAGCATTCGCCCTTGGATTGTTTTGGATACCTCTCTTACGATCGGCCAAAGAATTGAGCCTGAACAAGGCAAGGGAAACATCGGGACTGTCACTATTACCTTGATCGATAAGAATGGCGAAGTGTCTCGAGTAATCGCACCGGGCGTTGTCGTTGATGAGATCATGGCTAAACGCGAAGTCAAAATATGGCTTGGGTTTCGTCAAACATCATGGCCCGATGATTACCTACTCGTATACAAGGGGTACATTACTTCGCTTCAGTGCCCCCCCGGAATCGTAAGATTTCAAATATCGGACGCCACGTCAAAAAAGCGTCAAGCGCTGTACAGCGCGCCAACCACGTTTTTAAGTAGTGGGATTGATGATTCCACGCTCACGATACCCGTGGACTCAACCGTATTTTTCTATGAGCAAGTCTTAGGACCAAATGGGTCCTACGATTCCAACATTCGTTGTTTCATTCGCATTGACGATGAGATCATTGAGTATGAGCCGGGGGGGATTGGCGTAGGCGTAATTAACGCAAGCGCAAGAGGCGTGCTCGGGTCCGTGGCCGCACCGCATGATGCGCAAACAAGCGTGAGCAATTCCATGCTCATTGGTGACGAAAACTTTGGGATGAATGCGGTTGATATCGTCCTAAAGACGCTTTTATCGGGATGGGATGGACCGTGCGAAGAGGACATTGACATTCAATCATTTGTCTACACACCCGTGGGCAACGACTCAACCGCGTTTGCGTTAGGCAATAATGATAAGGGAAAACCTTATGACGCAATCCAAGACTTGGGATTGAGCATAGGGGATTATTTTACAATCACGGATGCAACCAATCCTGGAAACAACGTTACTGGGATCATTACCGATATCCAAGATGGGCTCACACCCAATAACATCATCGTTACCGATCAAACTTTTACGCTTGAATCAACCACGTCCGCCGTGGCCGCGTTTCGATCTCAATACGATACGTTTCCCACAAACGCGGGACTTAAGATGCGCATGCGTGACGTGGACGTTGAAACAATCCAATACATCCGAAACACGTACTTTGTGGCCAACTCCAATATGCGTTTTTATAAAGACTCACCCATTGCGGGTAAGGACTTTATTGACACTGAAGTTTTATTGCCTCTTGGATGTTACGGGATCTCAAGATTTGGCCGTGTATCCATGTCCGTGACGAAACCCCCCCTACCGGGAATCGGGAAACTTGTCACCATTGATTGGACCAATGTCATTGAGCCTGACAAAATATCCGTGACGCGCGCCACAAATAATCGTGGGTTTTTTAACCTGATTTCGTTTGAGTACAATAAAGTCCCGTTGTCAGGTGACTACACGACTGTCAAAAAGTTTTTGGATACCAATTCGCTCAACGTGTTTGAGCAAGTTTCCGTGTTACCGATTCAGGCGCCCGGTATCACTGATCAGATTAATCCTACTCTTTTACAAAATCGAGGCCGTGCTCTTTTAACGCGGTATAGAAACTGCGCACTGATTATTGAGCTCACTGTCAATTGGAGCGTGGGATCTCTGATTGAAGTGTCCGATATCGTCCTACTCAGAGACGATGGCAATCTTAAGATTATGAATTTTGAGACGGGCGAGAGAAATCTTGGGTCTCAACTCCTTGAGGTCATTGATCGTCAATATAATATCGTTGCGGGCAACGTGAAATTGAAACTGATGGGGGGGCTTGGGTTCAATGTGGACTCACGTTTCGCACTGTTTTCGCCATCGTCTTTACTGCGAGCGGGTTCAACCACAACAACAATCAATCTTAAACCAAGTTTTGGACAAACTGACATTTCGAGGGAAATGACAAAGTGGACGCCATTCATTGGTAAGCGCATTCAAGTTCACTCTTATGATTGGACGTTCAATGAAATCGTGACGATTGTCGGGTTGAACTCAAGCGATCCCACGGCGTTGGATATTGATCCGTCGTTGTCGCTTGCTCCGCCCGAGGACTACATTATCGACATTAACGTTTACCCAAGTTCAACGGATACCCAAGAGGACCAAATTTATAAAAACCTTTACGCTCATTTTAGCGCAAGCGTACCCGTAGTGTCGGGGACGTCAACCACAGTGTTTGACGTAGGCGTAGGGGATGTTTCAAAATTCTTTGTAGGTGCAATATTAGTCCTTCATGATGAGGATTACAGCAACGTAAGCCCCGAGGTAAAGGTCACTGATATTACGGGGACCCAAATCACGGTTGATGAGGACTTAGGGTTTACGCCAGACAATACGTACACAGTTGAGGGAATAGGATTCGCCGATCACGGATCGTTTTACCGTTTCGGCTAAAACCCAAGGATAGGGGGATAGTCAGTTGAGTAATGTTGCAGCAAGCGAAAGCTTTGTACAGCAAGAGGCGCTTCAGTTTAACCAACCCGTTTCCGAGTCCGCAGCAAGTTCAATCGCTGCGCTCGCTAACGCGATGCGAGAGATATGTAATCCGATTGGATCAATCATCGCATCCATGCTGACTGAAGTTCAATTCCAAGCGCAGAATGGGGGGCCGTCACCCTCGAGATGGATTCTTGCGGATGGAAGGAGTGTCGTAGGGTCTCGGTATGCGAGTTTGACCGGAAACAGTAACGTACCAGATTTACGGGGCGTTTTACTCCGAGGTAAAAACAACGGACGCTCAGGCGCTACAGGAAACCCCGATGGCGATTTAACTCTTGGGACCTATCAGGCCGATCAATTTGGATCGCATAACCACGGATTTAGTGATCCGGGCCACGCGCACGCGCTCACTCAGTCTCAGATTTTCAGACAAGACAATTACTCAGGGGGGGATGAGTTAGGGGCGTGGGATATTACAGGCTCAAGCTTTAGCCAAGGCGTTGCCTCAAATACTACGGGGATCTCGTTTTCTGCAAACGGGGGTAACGAAACCCGAGGGCGAAACGTGACCGTAAACTATTTCATCCGAATCAATTGAGTTAAGTATTATGAATGAATTGATTTTAAGAATTTCAAGTCAGTACGGGATTAATCCAAACTGGGTCAAGGCCCTTATTTCTCATGAGAGTAGTTGGAATCAGTACGCCGTGAGATACGAGAAAAACTATCAATGGTTGTTTAAGCCTGAAAAATTTGCCAAAGACCCACTGATTTCTTTGAATACTGAGATTGAGACTCAAAAAATGAGTTGGGGATTTGGACAAATCATGGGCGCCGTTGCTCGCGAGCATGGCCACGTTGGTTTTATGAGTGAACTTTTAAAACCTGAAATCAATATCGAATACGTTTGTAAATATTTAAAATGGCTCAAAGGGATCTCTGACAAGCCCGATGATGTTTTTGCGATGTATAATGGGGGTCCGGCAAAGCGTCATAAGGTCAATGGAAGGTATTCCAATCAACCTTATGTAAATTCCGTTTTGGGATATTTGCAAAAGTTCGGATCATCCGTCATGCTTAATTCGTAGCGTTAACAGAAATCGCCATGGAGGGTGATTCTATGATGGAAACCATTTTAGGACTCGTTTCTTTTTTAACAAATAATCTTGGACAAATTGCTGCGTTGATTGTTGCGCTTTTGGTTGCGCTTGTCGCAGTTTTGCATGCACTCATTGCTATCTTTGCATTGATTCCAGGTGCTCAACCTGAAAAGGCAATGCAAGCGATTGTGGACGTTTTACAAAAAGCCGTTGATTTCGTTACAAAGATTTCAAGGAAATAGGCAATGTTATCGGCGATATTTGGGGCTTTGGCCGCATTACCCAAGTTTCTTGACCTTGCCGAAAAATTTCTCGCTTATGCTGAAAAGTTAGTGTCTTGGATTGCGTCTCAAATAGAGATTGCCAAACGTAAAAAAGCCGAGGACGATTTACGTAAGGCGGCCGATAAGGCTAAGCAAGAAAAAGACACAAGCGATTTAGATAAAATTTTCGATCCAAGGAAATAAAATGAGACCACGGGGACAAGATTTTGCTGCGTTTTTATCGTTAGGATTAGGTGCGGCTATCATTGTTTATGTCCTGACAATGACGGGTTGTAGAACTAACGTGCCAGCAATTGATGCGAAATTTTGGGCGGGGGATTCTGCGAAAAGCGGGATCACTCGCGCTCAAGAAAATAGAACGCTTGCGTGTGAAAACCCTGAATTCGATGAGTACGTTTGCCTGAGTTATGAGGATTTAAAAAAAATTTACTCAACCCTACTTCAGTGCAAAGATTGGGGGAATATCCAACTGATGAGTTCTCGCCAAGCTAAGAAGTATTACAAGAAGAACAAACAGGTTTTGGATTATGTACTCTATGAAAACTCAAACAAAATGGAGTCCTCTCACCGTTGATCAATGGGTCACGTGGTTAGGTGCGACCGTAGTCGCCGGAATCACGATCACCATTTTCTTTTACACCAACTTTGAAACCAAAGCAGAGACTCAGGAATACAAAAACAATCAGGAAAAATACTATCAGATTCTTGAAAGGCGCCTTGATCGAATCGAGGGTAAATTAGATCAATTGCTTACCAAGTGAATCCGATATATATACCCACTCTCTTGGGGTTGCGTACCGCTGAAAGTCTGAGCGCCCATAACCAGAGAGTGTTTCTTTTGCTTGGGCTTTCAGCTTATCGAACTTCAATCGATACGGGGGCGCTACCCGTAGGTTGAGAGGTCATGACTTGATTGCTTGAGTTCAGTTGTTGAACTTCATTCCAACCTTGAACAGTTTTATATTTATAATCCCCCAAAGTTCTTTGAGTGTAGTTCAACAAATCAAGTCCGCTCATCGCAGTGTTACCTAAAAAATCAGGGATGGGATTATTGTTGTTAAAAGCAAACTTCCAGTTTTTGGAAGTATTAAAAGAAGTGGTTACGTAAAAATAAACGCCATCCGCACTAATTCCCATACCGCCGGGTACTTTATCAACAACGATGTTTTGGTTGTCGTAAAGTGAAAGCGCACCGGTTGTTTCATCAATTTGGTAAACCCAAATTTTGGTCTCAGCATTACATGCGACAAACAAGTAAGGCATTGTAGGATGAATTCGCATGAGTTTTGGATTGACGCCTGTAGCGATGTTTTCATGTCCAACAATTGGGATCAGATGCCCATCGCTTGAATCAATCTCAAATTGAGAAATTGTATTACTGTCCCGATTAGCCACATAAACAAAGTGTTTCATTGTTGCGGTACTTTCTTGGTTTTGATTTGAATCTGAAGCTGCGTCAGAATCTTGTCCGCCACTACTTGGTGCAGACAATGTGGACATTGTAGTTGATTGTTGGGATGTATTCAAATCGCTTGCATTACATCCGACTAAACTTATTAAACTTAAAACTCCGATTACGTACCTCATATGTCTAACCCTCTTGATTTAAGTATATCAGTTTGAGGGGGGGAGACAATTGTGTCCGTTTTTACCTATGTCTCGGAATGGTTTTAATGAATGCCATTGCATCCTCAAGCGAGGCAATGCATGTAGCGTATCCGCCATACTTGATTACCATTTGTAAAAACTCTCTTTGATTTACTTCCCTTTGTTTTTTGGTAGTCCAAAACAATTTAATTGTTTCCGGCGTTTTAACTTCCATTGTGAACGGCCAACTGTAGGCAATTCCAAAAATGTCACTTGTCCCGAGATGGATAAATTTGTTTTTGATTTTTCTAAATACCTTTCGAGTTGGGTCGTAAGTCCCCGTAGTGTTAACCTTGATTGCGACAATTCCAGGTTGATAGTTGAGCCATTCAAGAACTTGATTTTCAATTTGCTTTTCATTCACTTGGGAATGATAAATTAAAAAGGTTTTGATGGCAAAAATTTAAATCGGCCAGTGATGTTTTCTCTTTATTGATTGAGTTTATAAAAACCTTTTGGAAGTTTTGCAAAAAAGTAAAAACGTTTTTTGCCATACAAGACCTCGTTTGCTTTTCTTAAGTGAGCGTTTGCGGTCCTAATAAATTTTTTCATCGCCTCAATATTTTTATCGATGTTTAAGGTTTTCATACTGATTCCCTCTCTCGATTCTTAAGGTAGTGATAGCTTGTTCGCATACCTTACATAATTCAAAAGGTTTATCGTCTGGCACCTCTCGGCGTAAATGCTTTACATCACACATGCTTGCTTCATGACAAACTTTACATTCGAGTAGATCATTCATTTTCTGTCCCCGTTCTCATCAATAAAACGTTGCAAACATGCCGTGAGGATTTCATCCCAAGTTGATTTGAATTTTGATTTCACTTCTTTGGCCGCCTCAAATACTTGAGTAGGCACCTTTGCTTGCAATACGGCGAATTCTTGTTCTTTAGGTAAATAGTCTACGATTTTCTTAGGCTGCTTTTTCATCTTTACCTCTCATTGATTCAAAATCTTTTTCTCTGAGCTCACAGATTTTCTCTTCAAATACTTCGGCCATTACAAGTTCGCCAGACTTTTGAAGGTCTAAAGACATGATTCGCAAAGCTTCCATCACTTCAACGATATCACCTTTACGGGTCACCATGAGTTTTGCGATTACATCATCAACGCTATCTCGAATGGAGTCTTTGTAATAATCACGTTGATTCATGTGTTCACTTACATGAATGGAAATAATTGCGATAGTAAAAGCTAACGCGTGAATGATTAAACTGATGTAAGGGGCATTAGTCTCGTTAATTGGATACCATGTAAAACTCATATCCCAACCCTCTTTTCTATACTTTAATTGTACGGTATACATTGTAAAATCTCAATGTAAATTTACTATGTAATTTTACAAAGTTTCTCTTGCGTCTGACACACGTGTCAGATATGACTTTTAAAAACAACGAACCTTTATATAAGGAGCACGACATGCAGTTTAAAAGTAACGAACAACTTGGTGTGAATAGCCAAGACACGTTTTTAAAATTAAAAGACAGAGAACACGCAAATGGAGTTTTTAGAGGTAATCCTTTTGAGTTCAAACAACATTGGATTGCAAATCGAAGTTACCCTTGTAAAGGTAACGGTTGTGAGCACTGCGCTAAGCAAGTGAAATCAACATTTCGATTTCGTCTCAATTTTGTTTTAAAAGACCCGAGCTCACCTCAAGGCTATGTTGCAAAAGTTTTTGAACAGGGGTTAAGCGTGTATGAATCACTTAGGGCTCTTGCTGAGAGTGGTTACAATTTAGAAAAAACAATTGTTAAAATTTCACGCAATGGGACTGGTCAAAATACTTCTTACACCATTGTACCTTTACCAAATCCATTACAACCTCAATCCGAACAATTCATTTCGCAAGTGAAGCTTCACGATTTAACGAACTTTTCTGAGCAAAACAATACTAACGTACCTAATGGAAACGAACCGCCGGCGGACCATTTTGGTTATCCGCCAATGGACGACATTCCATTTTGATATAGGTTGGATGAATTAAAAGAGAGAGGTACGCACTACCTACTTAAATCCAAGTGCCGGTCGGGCGGTCGGAAAAACATCTCGAGACCAATCAAGTAAAGTTTTTCTGCTAGATGAAAGCGCCGGTTAAATGAGCACCTCAGCTTGGACTTAATATTTCCGTGGGGGGATTTGCAAGGATAAAACGCAAATGCCTTTTGATTTAAGTCCGTGTGGTTGTTTTTTTTATGATTGCCAGTGTTCAGACGTCTTAACTTTGACGGTTGAACCAAGGCAATCAAGCACTCGCGAGTTGAGTTATTGCGTTTATTGTTTAGAGCAAAAGATGCAATGCGAATGCGCGGATCGTTTTGGATATGATGGGACAGAAGAGATGAGGGAAAATTATCCGTGGTAAGAGTACACGCACCTAAGAATGAAACAAAATTAAAATCAATGTACGTAATTGCGTCCGAGGATTCGGATGGCACTCAAGGCATATGTGGGATGCCAATTGGGTTTAGTGATTTCCCAGTACCTATGGTTGCCAGTGAGCAAAGAATTATTCGATTCTTTGAGGGCTATATCGACACGCTCAAACAATTAGCACCAAATAAAAAGTACAAACTCATTCAGTTCACTCACGCGACAGAGATTCGAGAGTACTGAAATGTACTATATTCTTGATGAGAACAAAGAACCCAAGCAAGTTGAAATGATAGAATGGGCGAGATGGTTTGAAGGATCTATAAAAAAAGATAGTCCTAACTTCAATCACCCAAGATATGTCAGACGTACTTTAATTGGATCAACTTATATCTCGACTGTGTTTTTAGGTATCGATCACAGTTTCAGTCCTCATCCAAATCATGTCCCGATACTTTTTGAAACCATGATATTTTCTAAATCGATGAAATGGGTTGATGGATATCAAACAAGATGCGCGACCTATCGATACGCTCTTGAGATGCATAAGATTGCTCTTCGGTTTTTCTGGATTGAGTTTTTCAAATTTTGGAAACGGTTTAAGAAGTATGAATAGCCTAAAGACTTCGGCATACGTTGGTCTTGCGGTAGCATATTTAGTTAACGCAGGTGTTATGTGGCAATCGATCAATGCTCAGAATTACGGGCGTGCATCTTTTAGTATTGCGACTTTACTTTGGATTTTACTCTGTGTCAGGATTTCATTCCGTCAATAACTGTTACCTCAATTAAGGCGGGATGAAAAAAAGCGCGGATTGATTTTTCAGTCAGTCCGCGCAAGCAACAATAAGAGAAGGGGGATATATGCAAAGGGCGATCGCAATCGTTTCTCAAGATGAGAAACTCACTGAACTCACCAATCAAATTAAAAAAGCAGAAGAGCATTACAAACAACGAAAAGAGTTTTTTAAAAAACAAATGGAGGACGCCGCTTTTGAATTAGCGAGCGCAATTGAACCATTAGTTAATGGAGTTGAAGCGCATTTACTTTCAAACAACAAACTTCCAAAAGACTACTCAAAAGAAAAGTATCACCTTCATTACGATCAGGACGCGGACGTTGTAACTCTCTGCGATGGCGAAGGTCATAAAGACCCAAGAGAACTCATTATGGAAATGATTCGCAACCAAACTACTGATTGACAATTATTTTGCGTTGGCAATATTGTGGTCTCAGTTGGCTACCGCAAATAGCTGACAAGTAGAAAGGACAAAAAAAGTTTAACGTGATGATACCGAAAACTAATCAGGCATATCTTGCCATTCTACTTGTTAAAGGTTTCATCATTATTTAGCCCCTGGATTTGCGGTCCAGGGGCTTTTTTATTTTTTATATCAAGAGAAAAAAGTGGAATTTTTGAAAACACTATTCAGAAGGAAAACGATTTTCCGAATGATCCATGTGTTTTTTACTAACCCACATGAGAGGACAGATGGGTAGCACAGAAATTGAAAAGAAAAAAGAAGAGAAAGGTTCGTTTGTTCAATTGGTGCATGAGATTTTAGCTTGGTTAGTAAAGCCAGACGTGCCACTGACAACGAAGGAATACCAGTTAATTTTGTACTTTATTCAAGAAGTAATAGGATTCCACGCCTTGTTTAGACCTATAAAAGTGGAAACAATAATCAAGGGTACAGGACTAACCAAGCAAAAAATCCATCCAACCATTGAATCTCTCATTGAAAAAAAAGTGATCATTAAGAAAAAAATCAAAGGCTTAAGGTGTTCAGTCTTTGGTTTCAACGATAAGAAATTCGGCCGTGTTTTAGTAGGAGAGCCACGTATGACGCAATATAGAATTGAATCGAAAGTCGTAGATTTAAGGACTTTTAAAGTCCTGAAAGTTAGGACTTCTAAAGTCCTGGAAACTGATACTTTCAAAAATCAGAAAACCGCTACAGGCGCGGATCTCGGAAAAGCTAAATATCAATCTTCAAAGAGTATTACTTTAAATATCTCTCAGAGAGAGTTGTTAGAATTTCTATCAAATCAACCCAGACAAACCAAAAGCCGGTGGGAAAAAGTAATTGCCAAAGTGTTAGATAAATTTCCCGAGGATGAGCCCCTACTGTGGTTCGCTATCGATTATGTCCATAGGACGGGTATGGATTTCTTTGGGTCTCAGATTTCCAGGTCAACCATAGGACTTTTTGAAAAATGCGATTGGATTTTGATGAAAAGTTCGGTCAAAGCGGTAATTGATCAAATCAAAGCCGAAAAGGAAAAAGAACAAAAACGCGAAGAAAATCAACGTCTAGTCGAAGAAACCCGCCGCACCTTGCAAGCTAAACAAGATAAAAACGATAATCCGACCCAAGAGCATGCGATGGAAGAGATTGGTAAGATCTTAAAAATGATTCGATAAAGGGGTTAGGGCGTGCTTACTAAGATATCTGATGCCATTTTTCAGGACGAATTTGACGCTATGACCGAAAAAGAGCTCTTTGAGGCGGCAATTCCCTTACGAGACTCTATGAAAAGGTCTGATAAAAAGTTTGTCACGGAATTGGCTCAGTTTTACCTAGAAAAAGCTTTTTTGAGTCAAAACCAAAGAAACATTTTGAAGTCGATTGTAAGGCGGTATGAATAGAGATTCCCGCCCTCGCACGCTCAGTAAGCTTGCGTCCAGGTCGGGCCGGCGTGGGTTCTCTCACCATGAGCCCACGCCACAGTCATGGTACAGTGAGTAATCAGGGGGGGGCTCACACATGGCTTTCAAGAGTTCAAGATGGACTTTGGACGACTACATCATCGATCTATTCAGGAAAAATCAGACGAACACGCCGGAATTTAAAATCATGCTTGGGGTGTTTGGACGTGACAGAATGGAAAAAATATGGTTTAAGTATCAGGAATTACTGAGAAATAACCAACTACCCAATCCCCCTACAAGCCCAAAAAACGCAGAAACTACGCAAAACGCGCGAGGTACGCAAACTACGCATTTTGATCCCGCAAAGGCTAATTCCTTCGCAAGTCGATGTTTGCCGGATGAGGACTGGTGACTTAATGCGTTGCGAGACAAACAAAAATTACCCTGGTTGAGCGAATGCGTATCCGTCAGTACGTAACCCCTGACAAACTTATGACGCTCGCTTATAAGTCAAATAAACGCAAAGCTTACAAATAAAGTCAGATATAGGGCTTAGGATATGGGAAATTAACCCAGTGCATTATGCAATAATCGGATTGAGTAAATCACTGAGTGCAACGAAAGGTTGATCGGGAATCAAGACGGGCGAGAAAAGAATTTCGCAATAAATCCCCCCCGAGGTGTAATTCGCACTGAACGCGATCAATTGCTCAAGGCTTTCAGTCTCAGGGAGTTCAAACTCAAGATTCCCTGAAGCGGGGTAAAACCGCACTCCGTCCACTGGAATCAGGATATTTCCGTTGTAAAAAGGGCGCTCAGGTTTCGCAATCAAAACAAAGTCTGAAACGTTCGCCCCTACTAAATTTTCAATACTTCCACTGATCGCAACCATAGACAAAAACGATAAAGTAGGTTTTAGTTTTTTACAAAGGACATGGAACGTCCCGAGAGAGGAAAATTTAATGGACTATTTCTTATCGGATGCAAAGCTGAAGGCGCTTTTGCAACCTGAGATGATTTCTCAACTCAGGCACCAGTACCAGACCGCAAAACCATTCCCGCATATCGTACTTGATGGCCTTTTTAACAAGTTTGACCTAGGTGATGTGGTTGATTCATTCCCGTCACTGAACTCCCATTGGTGGCGATACGACAACGTACTGGAAAAAAAACTGGCCAAAAACAATATTTCAGAAATGAGTGCATCCATCCGACATTTCGTCAATGAGCTC